TCTTTTTTACATTTGTTGAACTCATCAAAAGCCAAAAAGAAGAAGATAAACCCGAATGGGTTCTCCTTGAAAATGTTAAAGGACTTTTATCAAGTGGTGGGGGACGAGATTATCTCGACTATCTCTCTATCTTGGACGAGGCAGGGTACGACCTTGAGTGGCAAGTGTTCAACTCAAAAGATTACGGAGTACCCCAAAACAGAGAACGCATCTATACTATCGGACATCTTAGAAGAGAAGGTCGACGACAAGTACTACCTATCAGCAGAGAAAGCAGTAGCCATCTTAAGCAACTTGTAGGCGGTATGCAAAGCTACCGTGTCTATGACCCCAGTGGTATTGCAACAACACTTGTTGGAGAGGGTGGGGGACTAGGAGCTAAGACAGGTCTTTATCTGATTGACCAATCACTAACTGAACCAAAGTTAACTGAAGAAGCAAGATGTTTAACTGCTCGTTATACTGCTGGTGCGACAAAGCGAACAGCAATGAACTCTGGAGTGCTTGAGGTCCAACCAATTTTGACACAAGGTATCAAGGTTAGGAACGGAACAAAGCAAGGTTATCAATTGGCGGTGGTTGGTGACTCGGTTGATCTTTCTTATCCAAGTTCATTAACGAGAAGGGCAAGAGTAGGGAGAGGAATAGCTCACAACCTTTCATGTAGCTGCCAGATGGGCGCAGTTGTTTGGAATGGTCGTGTTGTAAAAATTAGAAGACTTACTCCAAAAGAGTGTTTTAGACTTCAAGGTTTCAGTGATGACTTATTTGAAAAGGCAAAAGCTGTAAATTCAGATGCACAACTTTATAAACAAGCAGGAAACGGAGTCACAGTACCAGTTGTTTATGCTATTGGTTGTGCCATATTATCTTCAAAATATTATCAGAAATAACTGGATAAAAATGAACTTTAGAGTTAATATGTACTAAACAAAAGAGAAGAGGTTGTATTATGGATGACTTAAAAGTGAAGACTTTGAAATCATTGTATCCCAATGGAACTCGAGTAAAATTACTCGAAATGGAGGATTCATTTGCGCCACCTATAGGTACTCTCGGTACGGTAATTGGTGTTGATGATATTGGTTCAATTTTAGTAAGTTGGGATAATGGACAAAGTTTAAATGTACTTTACGGAATTGATAAAATAATGAAATTGGAATAGTTATGTGGGAAATGATAACTAGAGAGTGCAATGGTCGGCACTATCATATTGAGTTTCTTAGAGAATTTAGTACCTATGACCGACATATTGATGGCGCTTGGATAGCAATCCTAAAAATTAAACGAAATAAAGAAATAGTTTTTCATTATGAATATGGTAAAATTACTGACCGAATGGATGATTTGGATAAAATTATCTATCAAGAAATAGTGGATACATACAATAAATTATAATTTGGAACTCAATCTGAGTTCTTTTTATTTTAGGAGGTGAATTAGTGGCAATTAGAGGATGTAAACCGAAACCTACAAATTTAAAAGTTCTAGAAGGTAATCCTGGTAAACGGCCTCTCCCAACGAATGAAGTAAAACCTCAAAAGAAGGCTCCACGTTGCCCCCAGTGGCTTGAAGAAGATGCTAAGAGGGAATGGAAACGGATGGGAAAAATATTGGAACAAATGGGATTACTGACGGAAATGGATATGACTGCATTTGCAGGTTATTGTCAAGCTTACGCACGATGGAAAGAAGCAGAGGAATTTTTATCAAAACATGGTTCTATCTTAAAGACACCAAATGGGTATTTACAGCAAGTTCCACAAGTTTCAATTAGTCAAACTAATTTAAAAATCATGCTGAAGTTTTGTGAACAATTTGGTCTAACCCCATCCGCTAGGAATCGTTTAGCTACTATGGATTCAGATGTTGGTAACGGTGACGAAATGGAAGATTTGTTGGGAGGTTTACTATGACTTTTCATTATGAACCAACTCCTTTTATGCTAGCTACATCACATTATGATAAAAGTAAGGCTGATAGAGCAGTGACTTTTATTCAAAACCTTTGTCATACTAAAGGAAAATGGGCAGGTCAGAAGTTTATACTTTTACCCTGGCAGGAACAGATAGTACGAGATTTATTTGGGATTGTTAAAGAAGATGGGAATCGTCAATTTCTAACTGCCTATATTGAAATTCCAAAAAAGAATGGGAAGAGTGAACTAGCAGCAGCAATAGCTCTTTATCTCCTTTATGCAGATAATGAAGCCAGTGCAGAGGTTTATGGTGCTGCATGTGACCGAAATCAAGCCTCTATTGTATTTGATGTAGCAAAACAAATGGTATTAATGAGTCGACCTTTAGAGAAACGTTCAAAAATAATGGGTGCTACGAAACGAATTGTTAACTACTCTAATGCAGGTTTCTATCAAGTTTTGTCCGCTGAAACTGGTACAAAACATGGTTTAAACGTTTCTGGACTAGTGTTTGACGAAATTCATGCGCAACCCAATCGCCACCTCTATGATGTCTTAACTAAAGGTTCAGGTGATGCACGAGAACAACCCTTATTTTTTATCATTACTACTGCAGGAACAGATAAGAATTCAATTTGTTACGAGTTACATACAAAAGCACTTGATATTTTAAACGACAGAAAGAAAGATACATCTTTTTATCCTGTCGTTTATGGTTTATCTGATGAAGAGGACTGGAATGACGAAAGTAACTGGTTAAAAGCAAATCCGTCATTAGGTCATACCATTGGTTTAGACCGTGTCAGAGAAGCATATAAACAAGCACTCGATAATCCTGCTGAAGAAAATGTATTCAAGCAACTACGGCTAAATATGTGGACAAATTCTACAGTTGCTTGGATTCCAGAACATGTATACAACAAAGGGGATGCACCAATCAATTTTGAAAGCTTGAAAGGTCGTGAGTGTTATGCAGGACTAGACTTGTCAAGTACATCCGACATCACAGCCTTTGTTTTAGTTTTTCCACCTAGGAATGAACTAGAAAATTACATCATTCTACCCTATTTCTGGTTACCAAAAGATACTCTTGAACTTCGTTGTCGTAGGGATCATGTTTTGTATGATGTATGGGAACGGCAAGGTTATCTAAAGACGACAGAGGGTAATGTTGTTCATTATGGCTTTATAGAGAAGTTCATTGAGGAATTATCAAAGCTATACAATATAAAAGAAATCGCCTATGATAGATGGAATGCAACGCAAATGGTGCAGAATCTAGAAGATATGGGGCTGACAATGATTCCTTTTGGTCAGGGGTACAAGGATATGAGTCCACCGTCAAAGGAATTATTCAAACTTATGATGGAAGGTCGTATACAACACGGAGGACAACCTGTTTTAAAATGGATGTCGCAAAACGTAGTTATGCGCCAAGACCCTGCAGGCAATATCAAACCAGATAAAGAGAAATCAATTGAAAAAATCGATGGAATTGTTGCTCTTATAATGGGAATTGATAGATGTATTAGACACCAAAATAATGATAGTAGTATTTATGATGAGCGAGGAATATTGAGCTTTTAGTTGAATTTTAAATATAAAGATGCTACAATGTATTTACAAATCATCTTTACAAAGAGGTATTAATCATGGCAAGTACTCAACCTGTTAATTTTAGAGCAGATTCGACTTTTTACCAACAAACGAAAGAAATCTTAGCTGATGAAAAGTTAACCCTGTCAGATATTTTTAATGCTGCACTTCGTAAAATTGCGACAGGTGCAGTTGATCCCAAAGAGTTCGTATTTAGTGATTCACAAGAGACTCAATATCAGGTTGCTTTTGAGGATTTGAAAAAGGAAATCTTGTTGGGCCATCAAGAAATTGAGCAAGGGAAACTAACGTCTTTAGCAGATGTAAGAAAGGAATTTGGACTTGAGTAATCATAAACGTTACCATGTTTCTCTTACGGATCAAGCTAAGAAAGACTTGAGAGAAATACATGATTATATTGTACTGAATTTTTACAGCCAACAATCTGCCGATAGTAAACTAGACCTTATTTTAACGGCACTAGAAACTTTAGAAACATTTCCAGAAGCATGTCCTTTGGTATCGAGTCGAGGTTACGGTGAATTAACAGATGACGGAAAACGTTACCGATATATGCCAATTGAAAACTACTTAGCTTTTTATTATATCGAGAAATATGAGGTTTATGTCTCTAGAATTTTAAATTCCAAGCAGAATTGGGCTAAGTTATTCAATAAGTAAATTCAATTATAATTTGTAGAGCATCTCATAAATGAGGTGCTTTTATTGTGCTCAAAAATGGAGGATTAGATGGGATTTTTAGATTTTATTGGAAGAAAAAGATCACGAGATAAACCGCATAATAGTTATGAAGGTCAGGATTTTTCCTATCTCTTTGGACGAACTTCTAGTGGTGAAAATGTCGATGAATTTAAAGCAATGCAGACAACAGCCGTTTATGCTTGTGTGAGAATATTAGCTGAAGCTGTCGCTTCTCTACCCATTCATATATACGAAAGAACATCTAATGGGAGAGAGAAAAAATTTGAACACCCTCTATATTTCTTACTTCATGATGAACCAAATCCAGAGATGTCTTCTTTTGTCTTTCGTGAAACTTTGATGACTCATCTTTTGATATGGGGCAATGCCTATATTCAAATCATAAGGGATAAGAGCGGTCAGGTTATCAGTTTGTATCCTTTGTTAACAGATAAAATGTCAGTACATCGTGATGAAAATGGGAAACTTTACTACAAATATCAACGTCAGACCGAAGAAAATCCAAATTTCAGGGATAAAGGCAGTGTTATTTTAAAACAAGAAGATGTCCTTCACATTCCCGGACTTGGTTTTGATGGATTGATTGGCTATTCTCCCATCGCATTAGCAAAGAACGCAATTGGAATGACCTTGGCTACAGAGAATTACGGAGCATCATTCTTTAAAAATGGTGCAAATCCAGGTGGTGTATTGGAACATCCAGGGATTTTGAAGGATCCAAAAAGAGTACGTGATTCTTGGAATGCGGTTTATAACGGTGTCACAAACGCACATAAAGTTGCAGTTCTAGAAGAAGGGATGAAGTACACTCAAATAGGTATTCCACCAGAAGAAGCGCAATTCTTACAGACTCGGAAGTTTCAAATCAATGAGATTGCACGTTTGTATAGGATACCACCACATATGATTGGTGATTTAGAAAAATCTTCATTTTCAAACATCGAGCAACAATCACTAGAGTTTGTTAAATACACATTAGACCCTTGGGTAGTTCGTTTAGAACAGGCCTTCAAGAGGTCTCTTTTTTTACCTGAAGAGAAGAAGAAGTACTTTGTTAAGTTCAATGTAGATGGTTTATTACGTGGAGATTATCAAAGTCGTATGAGTGGGTATGCTATTGCAAGACAGAATGGCTGGCTATCTACAAATGATATTCGAGAACTTGAAGATTTAAATCTTTTAACAGATGAAGAAGGAGGAAACCTTTATTTGATTAACGGAAATATGACTAAATTAAAAGATGCTGGTGGTTTTATGACAAAACAGGTAATTGAACAACCTCAAGAAAAACCAAAGGAGGAAGAAGATGCGTAAATTTTGGAGTTTTTCAGACGAAGGGAATATTCGCTCTCTTCGTATTGAAGGACAGATTGCTGATGAAACATGGTTTGGAGATGAAGTTACTCCACAACTCTTTAAAAATGATTTAAATGCAGGAAAAGGTGATATCACCCTCTGGATAAATAGTCCAGGGGGTGATGTTTTTGCTGCAGCACAAATTTATAACATGCTGATGGATTACAAGGGAAATGTGCATGTCATAATTGATGGCCTTGCCGCTAGTGCTGCCAGTGTGATTGCCATGGCTGGAACAACAGTATCCATGAGTCCTGTTGCAATGATTATGATTCACAATCCGTGGACGATTGCACAAGGTGAAGCAAAAGATATGGAAAAGATTATTGAAATGTTGGGGGAAATCAAAGAGTCCATTGTGAATGCCTATGAGTTAAGA